CGTGGACCACGCCCAGCACTTCATCGTCGTTGATCAAACGGATCTCTCCGCCGTCAATTGGGATGCGTGCGCCCGCGTACCGGCCAAAGATGATCCAATCCCCCTCCTTGCACCACGCGCCGGTGGGGAACTTGGACTCATCGCCGTACGCCAGGCTGCCTACCTTCAACACGTAGCCACAAACCGTCGCAAGATTGGATTTGCGTTGGGTCTCTTCGGCCAACACGATCCCGCCCTTGCTCTTTTCCGCGCCACGGTAAGGAAGAATGGCGATCCGCCAGCCTGTAGGCGTTGGGATACGATCCATCACGGCCTTGTCAAGCTTCGATGGGTCAAAGCCGTCCTCGGTATACGAGTCCTCGAGCTTTGGTCCCTTGTTCTCAGCCTCTTCGCGCCACTTGCGCTCCAATGCCGTCAAGCTCTCATCTGCTACAGCTTCCATTTGCATCTCCTAGTCAAGAAGGTCTTCGTCCGAATGCTTTTTCAAAAGCCCTTTCACGGATTCTTCGACCATCCTCAACCCCTCGAGGCGTCCCATCATGAAGCGATAGCGCTCCATGTCAGCAATCGTGCCGTTCAGCACGATTTGCTCAGACTGATGCTGTAGCTTTCTGATTTCTTTCAGAACTGCTTCTGCAAATTCGAGCATGGTAATTCCATGAAAGCAGTCGGTTTGCCGCACCGACTGAGAGCGGTACTACAGGGCCTAGTATATGCGAACCGGACGTGTGCCGTCCTTCTTTTTCACGATCGCAACCGCTTTTTGCACTCCCTTGGGCGTTGAAATCATCTCGCCGCCCTTAGCCATCTTCCGAGACTTGCCCGCCTTTTCGTACGCGATCGCCGCCGCCTGCTTGGTGGCTGCTTTCATGCTCTTGGGCTTGCTTGTTCCCAGCTTCCCCGACTCTTTATACGACCGAACCATCTCCCCGATGTTCGAGCTGATGGTCTTTTGACTGGACCCACGCTTAAGCGGCATTTCTAGCTCCCGGTGCTTGCATTGTCTTGACCTCTTGCAGGCGCAGACGCTGCTGGTTGATCTGATTGTTCTGCTGAAGCTTCTGCTGATCAAGCCCCAGGCGCTGTTGGTCAAGCTGGATGCGCTGCTGGTCGGCCTGCGCACGTTGTTGGATCTCCATGCGCTTCAATTCGATCAGCGGATCCTCGCCGCCCTCGCCAGAGAGCTTGCCTTGCAGGTCTTTCATCTCCTGCATGTTGGTCGCAACCTTGATTGCGACCATGCCTTCCTTCTGGATCGGCGAAATCATGCGGTCGGGGTCCGTGCCGTACATCTTGAAGAGGTCTACTTCCACATCTTCTTCCGCTTTCAGCCGAATGTGCTCCAAAACATGCTTCTGCAACTCCATCGCCGACATCGGATTGGACTGCAAGAGCGGCGACATGCCCATCATCAGGTGTGCGGCGATGTGCGCGTCGTGCTGCTGGCCCGCGAAGGCCTTCAGCTTCATGCCGTTCAGCACATCACTGTTCTCGGCCGCCGGATCACGGGGCATATTCGTGTTCTGGGGCATCAAAATGCCGTCAATGTCCCGAATATTGAGCGCCGCGTACATCCGATAGTACGCCTCGTACATGTTGTGCATGTTCGGCGCGCTTTGGGCGAGCTGCAACTGCATCTGGGCGAGCTGAATGCGCTGCGCAGTGCTGAAAATGTTGGGGTCGGCCACCGGTTGGACCGAAACCATGCGACTGAAGTCCGCTTTTTTGATCCGGCGGCTCGCTCCAGGCACATCGTACGGGTATTCGTCGGGCAAATAATGCGCAAAACCCTCAAAAAGCAGCCTGAACTCGAGCGTTTGCGCGTAATGGAGCCGTTTGTGGATGCTCGACATCACCATCGAGCCCCGTTCCAGGAGCGCGAGCGTCGTTCCGACCTGCGCGTACTGGTTTCCGTCGCCCACTTGCATGTCGGCAGTGCTCGAGAGCCGCTTTCCAGCGTCCACCAAGAAGCCCAACAGCGCAAAAAGCACCTGACTCGGCTCTTTGTACGGCAGAGGCATGAGCGAAGCCGTCAATTCCGCGCCGCCCGCGTCAATATCCCGCCACTCCCCAGGCTGAATCGGGTCAGAATCGTCCGCGATCCGCGCTCCTTTGGCCTTGAACCCTGCCGGGAGGTTCGCCAGCGTGCCTGCATCGATCAATTGGCGCAGGGCGCTCGTCGCCGCCTTCGACAAACCGCCGATCAAGTGCACAAAACCAAGGCCATAGGCCCCCGGACCCTCGACCAAGACGTAGTGAACGAAGTAGTTCCGGCGGTTTTTCTGCTCGTCGTTCTCTTTCCAGTTCCTCCGGATGCCGATAACCTGCAACGAGTCCTCGGCCAAGGTCACCACGTAGGGCAGTTTGATGCCTGTCGGGTTGCCGTCCTCGTCCGTGTCCTCAAATCCAGGGATGTCCAGATCGACCAACTGCTCAAGCAAGAACACTTCGCCCACGTCATCGGTCGGCTGTACGCCCACAACCTTGTCCGTTGCCGCTTGGATGGGGCTTGGATCGGCAGGCGTTGCGGCCGTCTCCACAGGAATGTCCAAGTACTCGCCCGAGAGCGCGCGCTTTTTGTACTCATTCGAGTCCATCGCGATGCGGTGCGTGAGCCGTGGGCACTGGGACACGACGCTCGAGCCGTTGTACGGGATGTAGACGTCATCGGCCAAGCAAAGCTTGGACACCATGCGCTTCAACTGATAGTCGTAGTAGACCTTCTTGAACGTCGAGCCGCCGTAGCCGGTGTAGAAGAGGAGCTGGTCGAACTCCGGCGTGTACTCTTCCATCACTGTCGTGATCTGGTAGTTCATGAAGTCCTGCACGCGGCCCGCCTGCTGGTACTTCTCCACCGTCTCTTTGCCCATGATCTGCGTGCGCACGGGCCCGCCCGCAGGCAAGAGCTCCTTCAGCGCCTGCGCCTGGAACTGGATGATTGCTTCCATCAGCATCGGATGGGCGACGCCCGCCGCGCCACGGAAGGGCTTGGTCCGTTCTTCAAGCTTCAAGCCTAAAAGATCAAGGCCCTTGGCGAACATGTTCTCCCAGTCGGACCGCGAACCCTTGTCCGCTTCGAACATCGCCGACACGTCGATCGAGATCTTGGCCAAGACCTCCGGCTCGATCACGCCCGCGAGGTTGGCATAGAAGTCCACCTCTTCGGCGTCGTCACTGCCGATCGCAACCGTCGCCCCGCCGTCCTCGTCGATCTCGATTTCAATGTCAAGCGGCTCGTCTTCGAGCGCGATGATCCCGAGTGACGGGGCAGGATTTACAGACTTGTCGATAGGCATGATGTGTCCTTGGCGTTATCTAAAACGCGCGGTCTTCTTGGCAATGGCCTTGGGCTGTTTGACGAACTGCTTGCCAGCGGCCTTGCCCGCTCTCTTGGCTTTTGTGGTTGCTGCGTACTCTTGTGGGGACAAGGACTTGATGGCGGCCTCCGGCAGGTAGCGCTCGCCGGTCTTAGAGGACGGCTTGCCACTCTTGGTCCGCCACTTCTGCGCGGACCAATCTTTTAGGCTTTGCTGCGGCGCTTTCAATCTTTATACCCTCCGCCTTTGGCCTTGTACTGCTTCGCCAAGAGCTGGGCTTTTCTCGCGGACCACTGGCCTGCGGCCGTGCCTTGCGTTGCCGAGGCCTTGATCCTGCTGAACAAAGCCTTCCGCATGCCGGGCTTCGTGTAGTTGCCTGCCTGGTTCACGCGGCTCTTACCTGCTTTGGTGCTCTTGGTTGCCATGGCTGTGTCCTCGCTCACGCGGCCTTCAGTTTAACAAGCTGGCCCTTGGCAGTCGAGGTGTCTACGGGGCCGCCCTTTTTGTACCCCTCAGGCGTTTTCTGTAGGTCTGCCTGTTTCTTCAGTGCGGCATCTCGACGGGCCTTGATCTGTTCAGGGCTCATGATCCAAGGCTTGCCTTGCGTTTGTTGAAACGTCGCCTGCTTGGCTGTCTCTGCCACGAGCCGCTCTAAATCCGCTTGGCTCGTGGCCCGCGAGCCAAGGTCAATGCCCACTCGGTTGTTGTGCAGATCGTAAGGCAGATCTTCTCGAGGCTCACCAATCCCGAGCACTGAGAAGAACGTGTTTGGATTGCTCGTGTACTCATGTGCCTTGCCCAACAGCTCTGCTGCTTTGGGGCCATACCTACGAGCCAAACTAGCCGCAGCCAACATGTGCCGCGCCGCGTCCCGCTGATCGTCTTGACCTAGCTGACTGGGAAACATCCGACGAGAGGCTTCGGTTGCATAGTCCGACACCTGGAAAACGCTTGGTGTCTCTTTCTCACTTTCTTTAACGGACTTTTTTACCTCACCGCCTTTCTCAAACCGACGCTTGGTCAGAGAGCCTTTGGTGAGCGTGGGACGCTCCAAGGTCGGCGCGTTGAAAGTGTCACGAGACAGGCCCTTGGCCATGTTCTCCGCCTCCTTCGCCTTTAACTTGTACGTTCGTGCGAGCTCCATGAAGTCGTCTTTGGCCGTGCCCTTGAGTGCCTTGGGCGACGCGCCTTTGCTCGTGGTCAACGACTCAACTTCCATCGCCATGCCCTTGCCAAAGCCCTCGCTGCTCTTGGGCCGTAGCTCCTGGCCCCGCACGCGCTTGACCTGGATCTTGGACGGCGACTCACTGTACGTCGTCTCATCCACCGGCAACGCGTTCAACATGTTCCGCGACTCGCTGTAGTACGCCGGGTCGTCTCCGTACATGTTGTACTCGTTCACCCGCTGCATGAGCTCGTTCGTGTCTACGTCCCCGCCTCGGGCAAACACCGGGATGGCCATTGGCGCACGGATGATGTTCCCCAGGCGGTCCGTCGTGTAGCCCATGTTAGGCAGGCCGCCGGCCGGCTTCGGCGCAAGGGACGGGTTCTGCTGCAAAAGGTCCACGGCCGTCGGGCCCTGATACGACATCACCGGGTTGTACCGAATCGTCCCCGGCAAATACCCCGCGCTCGGCGGCGTCGGTGCCGGACGGGGCGTTGGCACAGGGGTAAAGGGCGACGGAACAGGGCTCACCGGTGAAGGGGTGGGCGCCGGTGGGGGCGTCGGGGTGGGCGCCGGTGTCGGGGCTGGAGTTGGTGCCGGTGTCGGGGCTGGAGTTGGTGCCGGTGTTGGCGCAGGCGCGGGCGCGGGAGCCGGCGGCGTCGGAGCAGGGGGCCCCATGACTGGACCAGGCAACACGCCTCCGGGAGGCGGGGATACAGGCCTCGGGTTGTTGATATCCCGGAAGGGGTCGTTGGGATTGAACACCGGCATACCCCCAGGAGGGGGGAGGGGTGGGCCTACCCTTGTGTCGATTCCAGGAGGAGGCTGAGTAACCGGGCTACTCTTTGGCGGGATAGTCGTGTAATTGGTTACTCCCGCATCTCGCGCAGCTCTGGGACTGCTGTACATCTTTCCATCCGGTCCATACACCACGACCTGCATTTCTGCTTCCAGATCGTACTTCGGCGTGGGGGGCCGGGCAGCAGCTTGGGCCTCGTCATACCTCTTTCCCCTGGCCACCGTATCCTGGATCATCGTCTCGTACGCACTGCGCTGCTGCGGGAGCGCGGCCAGCCGTCCCTCAACATTGCGAATGTTTTCCGAGACCCACGAGGCATCTTTGTACGCTGGGTCTGCGGCAAGCTTCTTATACTGCTGAAGCTCCCTGTTCAAGTCCGCCTCTGCGGTCGAACTGGGTCCCTGCGGGAGACGCGCGTCAAATGTCTTCATGCTCCTCTGAGAAGGAGCCGGCGTTGAACTCGCCACCCGGCTAAAACGAGACAGCCCGCCCAATGACGAACCCCGCGAACGGGCAGGAGCAGGAGCAGGCTCGGGGGCTGGCTGTGGTGGTGGTGGGGGTGGGGGCGGCTGCGCTGCAATCGCCCTAAAGTCAGAGGCCATGTTCCCCAACGCATACTCCGGCAACCCAGTCCTCGGATTCACCGTCCCCGACCCACCCATGCTCTTGAGCATGGCCCGCGCCTCAGGGCCCACGTACGCCAACTTCGTGTCCCCCTTGCGCCCGGCCTTCGCCACACGCTTCAACATGTCCTTGGCCTTCACCTCACCTCCCTCTGCCATAAAGGCATTGGACACGGACAACGCGCCCAAGTTATACCTGCCCGGATCACTGACCACGTCAATTGCCAGCCCGCGCTGCCCCGCCGCTTCCTGCGCGCGCTGCGCCGCCGCCTTCTGGAACGCCACCACCGCCTGCGGGTCAAAACTCACCTCAGGCTTGGCGACCGTGAACGGCGAAAGCGTGGGCTCGGATGGCCCCGCATAGTCCGTGGTCCGAGGACCTTCGTTCCAGGTGTTGATCGCCTTCTCATACTCCCCGTACGCTTTCTCGTACGGCGCATACACATCCCTGTTGTACGCCTCCACCGCCCGGTCGTACTCCGCCAGCTTGTCAAGATCCACCTGCCGCGCCTGCAAATACTCCCGGTCCGCTTTAGACAAAAAAGCCTGCTGGCTCGGGTTTGCAATCCCCCCAAACGCAAACCGCTGAACAGGCATCTCACCGTTCAGGTCGTCCGGCACCGATACATTCTCAGCGCCTTGGAAGGGCAAATAATTTGACATGGCTCACGGCTCCTGGCTCGCGCCATTGTAGTCGTCAATAGTACTCCGGAACAAGGTCGCGGTGCGCAGGCTCACCCCAATCGTCCGTCTTCAAACTCACAAAGTTCCCCTGCCGGAACCGCATGAGCGCCATCGTCGTCACGTCCACCATGTCGTCGTTGTCCCCGTTCGGGAACGCCGCACACTCCTCCACCAACTCCTCCGCCCAATCCGTGTCCGGGGCCCACACAATCCCAGACTCCAAAATCGGAGCCACAGAGTTGGCCCGCGCCACCTTGTCCGTTCCCGACCTCCGCCCACCCGGCGAATACATCGTCACCGGAATATTCATCCGCCGCAGCTCCTGCTGCAACGGCGTCCCCGTCGCTTTTGCCTCAATCAAAAGGTTGTCCGGCTGCCAGTGGTCATACTGCTCTTTTGCGACCCGCTTCAATTCCGGAAAGTCCCACCGACCACGCTTCACGTCCAACAAGACAATATTCGCCCCCGAGTCCTCATCCAAATAAAACACGCCCCAAGTCGTGATGACAGAGAAGTCCGCCGTCTCCTTCTTCGAGTACGCCGTGTCCATCGTCTGGATGATGTAGTTCACGATCGGCGGCTCATCGTGCGGCCACACCTTCCACCACTCCCTCTTCAGAATCGCGCCCTCATCGTTCGTCGGCTGCTGCTGATACATCGCGTTCCACTTCTGCACCGACAACGACGCCTTGACAGCATTCAACTCCTCCAACTTCCAGAACTCCGGCCACAACGGCCGACCACTGGGCAAAATCGCCGGGAACTCAATCACCTCCCACCGATCCGCGTTGTGACTGGACTGCGCCTTCAATAACCGCGCCGTCAGATCCTTCGTCCCCCAACGCGTCATCACAATCACGATCGCCCCGCCCGGCTGCAAACGGGTGCGGGGGCCCGAGCTATACCACTCCCACGCGTTGTCCAAAGCAAGATCTGACAAAGCGTCCTGCTCCGAATGCGGGTCGTCAATAATCAAAACGTCCGCACCCCGCCCGGTCATCGCACCCCCAACACCCACAGCAAAATACTCCCCGCCACGGTTCGTGTCCCACCGGCCAGCAGCCTTGCTGTCCTGCTTCAAACTCACATCCGGAAACACCTCCTTGTATATGTCCGTGTCCATCAGGTCCCGGACCTTCCGGCCAAAACGGACAGCAAGCTCGCTGTTGTGGGTCGCTTCAATGGCCTTGGTTCGCGGCTCACGGCCCATGAGAAACGCAGGCAAGAGATAAGACGCGAACTCAGACTTCGTGTGCCGGGGCGGCATGTTGATGATCAACCGCTTCAGGCTTCCCTTTGCAATCCTGTCGAAAGCTGACGCCATCTTCGAGTGGTGAGGACCAAGGACCGCGGCCGGCCAGACGTATTTCACGAAGTCCAGGAAGTTGTTCCTAGCGCGGTCTTGTGCTTCAAGCTGCGAGAGCCTGAGCTCCAAACGAAGACGTTCCGCTTCTAACTCTTCAGGGATCAGATTTGACATAACGCGGCTCTCTTAAGACTTTACTTTAAGTTTGGATCCACGTGAAACCATGCTCCACGGGAGTGCAGCAATCATAAATCAAGGGGGTGGGTTTTCGGAACACAGCAGGCAGGACCAAAGCTGGCCGGAAAAGGGGACCCAATTCTGTTCCGAGCAGCATTTAGCGTGTGAAATCGGGCCAAGGCCTGCGCAGCTCGCGACCCGGCCTGTTTTTTGGCCCCTGGTCCGTGGCCCTCGGTTTTTGCTGGTCGAAAAGGGGTCCCGGTCCGCGCGCCTGGGAGCTCGCACCAGGGAGCGCGGCCTGGGCGGACCAGCTCGGCGGAGCTCGGACCAGCTCGGCGGAGCTCGGACCAGCTCGGCGGCCGCGTGTTTGTGGCCAGATATACAAACACCAGGGAGCTCGGACCAGGGACATGCAAACACGCGAGCACCTGGTCGAGCACCTGGTCGAGCACCTGGTCGAGCACCTGGTCGAGCACCTGGGAGCGCGGCCAGAGTTACGTGCACTAGGTAACAGGCCCGCAAAACCCGAATTCAATCGAATCAAAAGGTTAATCGCGTGCGTGAGCTGCGGCACGGCGACCTGGTTAAACGTAACTAGAGCACGCGACAGGGGCCGCGATACAAGGGCCACGGATCAGGGCGAAGGCCCGCGAGTCGAGCGGCCAAGCTTGAGCGGCCAGGCGACGGGCGGGCGGCCTGGGCGAGCTCGGGCGGCCGGCCGTTGATCGGATACCCGGGCGAAAAAAAGACGGCCACGCGGGCCGCCAGGATTGAGGGAAAGAGCTCCCCAGGGTTACGGGAAAAGTGCCCCCAGGGCATGCAATACGGTCAGGGCCAGGGCCGCACCGGCCACGGCCCCGCCGACGATATTGGCGTCCGGTTTCATACGGCCACGAGCTCGAGTAACTGGCCGGCCTCAGACTCAAACGCTACCCGCTCGGCCTGATGAGGGATTGTCCGAGCGTAGGCCGTGGCACCAGTTACAGCATCGAAGACGGTCTCAATCGGGCGGCCCTCATCCAAGACATGCGCGTGCTCGATACGCTTGGCGACGCGCGGCCCGAACCGTTTCGCTAGCCAGTCGCTGGCCCGATCAAGCTTCGAACTCTGGGCGGCCAGAATCGTTTCCCTGGTGACCGACTCAGTCGCATTAGCGTAGGCGACCAGGGCGGGCCGGATTTCCTCGAGGAAACGGTCCGGAGCGCTGGCTGTATGCCTGATGCTGATCTGGGCGAGCTCTTGAGCTCCCCAGACGATTCGATTCGCGCAAACGAAATCAAATAGGAAAGCTTTCAGGGCCAGCGTGCCGCCGCCGACTTCCGAGTTAGTCAGGAAAAACCCGCGCGCCATTGTGCCGGCCTGGCCGTCACGCCGATTCGGGACAGTTATCCGATTGTCTTCGTCAGCCAGGAAAACAAAGAAATCACGGTCGCCGCCGAACAGTGTCGTATTTTCTTTCGTGACACTCTCGAGGCGCTGGCCACGAATGCCGGGCACGCGCCAGTCACCCGATACGCCGTCACCGAACCGATCAATCAAGGCCGCGAGCACGTCCGAGTCCCAAATGCGGCCATAACGCGGCCCCGTGGCAGCCCGCAATTGCACGGTATCGTCGGCACGGGTGAGCAAAACCCCAACGTCTTCGATATCACGGGTTTGCAGGCCGAAGTCGATACAGTCGGCGGCCAGTGGGGCCGGCAGATCGCGAAGATACCCGGCCGGCGCTCCGGCCAAGTTGGCGAGCTGGCCGAATGACCAATGCGTCGGCGCGACTTCGTGGCCGGACGGCCCGATGATGGCCAGGCCATTACCTGAGTCAACGGCCGCGCAACGAAGGGCCCGCGAGCTCACAGTCGAAGCTTTCGAGATCGCCCGGCGGGCCAGGGCGGCCGCGTGCATTTCGGGAAGTGACGTGAAACGCTCCTCGGCCGGACGGGTTGCCCATTGTTTATGTGCTTGCATAAGTTCCATTTTGCATTCTCCATTCTGGTTACCGGGCCGCCGGTTAGGCGGGCCGGGCGGGCCGAATTGGCCCGCAACGAAATACTACTTTGAAAAAAGTAAGACCGTCAAATGGCCCGGCCGATATCCCCGACGACATGATGCCGCAGCATGCTACCGGCGGGGAGCGAGCGCGCGAACCGAACCAGCGCGGCCGAGTCATCGGCGGCCCCGCCGGCCCGCGTGGACTCCCATTGCAGGCGAACGGGTCCGAGCTCCCCGTAACACCCGCCGGCCTTGTCCTGGCCAACAAGGGCCCGGCGCGAACCGTGCGCGACGAAAACAATCACATAGTCGCGATCGGGCCGTGCGCACAAGGGGCGTCCCTTTCCGCAATTCACGCAACTGACTGAGTCGCTGATTTCGGCCGGGCAACGGACAAACCGCATGCCCTCGATCTTAGCGGGCCAGCGCTCGGCCGAGTCGGCCGGAGCGGCCAGGGTAGCGGGGCGGCCCGCGCGAACGGCCGCCAGGGCCTGAGCGGGTGAGTCGCACGAAGCATTGATGACGGTCTCCCCTTCGGCCGGCACGGGTAAAAGCTCGGCCGGGAAGTGAGAATAAGTCCAGGCAATGCCGCCTGGCGGCACGGCCTTGCGCAAGGCCTGAAGATAACGCTTGTCGATAAGCTTGGCCGCGTGCTCCCCGTGCGGATTCAATGCGCACGAGCTCGGACAGGTCGCGAAAGCGTGATGGGCTCCGGCGCGGTAAGTAACAGCGATCGGCCCGGTCTTTCCGTTGCCTGATTTTGTGACGGTCTTAAGCATTCTCGGCCCCTTCACGCTGGGCGAGCTCGAGCGTATCGATAGCGTGCGCAATCTGCATGTCGAGCACCGCGTGCGCAATCTCCCAAAGGGAGACAAGCCCGGCCCCCTCATACAAGGGTTTCTTAACTTCGGCCGATGCGGCCAGCAAAAGACCGTGCGCGGCATTATCGCGACTGGCCCCTGCGACAAGTTCGCGCACGGCCGCCATGCGGGCCGGTTCGGTCGAGCGATCGTTGAAAATTGCGACTGCTATCTGGTGCGAGTCCATGGTTTCCCTTTCTCTCTTTCTCTCGGCGGCCACGGAATGCGGCCGCACAATCGGAAGCATACTTGACTATTTTGAAAACAGCAAAGCCCGGCACGCGGCCGGGCTCGAGCGGGGCCAGGCCGCCGGTTAATCGTCGGCGCCCCCTTGCGCCATGCGGCGATAGCGCTCGATCAGATCAGGCCAGCCCGCCAGAATTCGCGCGCGATTATCTGAGTCGCCTGCCCAGTACGCAGTGGCGAGCGCGGCAGCAAAGCTGCCGCCGATCCGCGACATAAGGCGCACGGCCGCGTTGAGCTCCCCGTCCTCCTCCTCCTGAACCTTCACCCATTGCAAGCCGTACACGCTCGGAAAGTATTCGCCGCCGCCGTGCGTAAACACGCGTCCAGTCGAACCAGAATGATGGGGCGGCCGCGCGTCAACTATCGTTGCAAGCCCTCCGCGAAAGCTCACGGCCTCGAGCGGAAGCTCGACGGGTTGCCCTTTTTCGGTTTGAAGTTCCCATTGCATGGCAAAGCCTCCTTTCAAAATGAAAGCTTGACGGTGTTCTCGCTGAAAAACTCGGATATCGCGCTCCCGAGGTCGATATTCTCGGCGATCGTCTCCAGGTCGAATTCCTCCGCGAGCTCGGACATATCGACAGCACTGACTATCTCGCTGTAGTCCAGGACTTCGGACCAGTCCACGCATTCGAGCAGATCAGGTAATGAAATATTGCCTGCGATCGTGCGGAGCTGCGAGTCAGTCAGGAAGCCCGCGAGCTCTTGAACCGAAGCCCCCTCGATCGCCTGCCCTTCGGGCCTGTCCCGCAGCATCCGGATTTCACCCAGGGCCCCGTCCAGCAGGCGGCCTTGCGACTCGAGGGCCTGCTCGAGCTGGGCAATGCGCAAGCGAAACGGTTCATTTAGTTGCGAAACGTAGTCGCAAAGTGCCTTCGAGAAAATCAAATTCAAGTCCATGGTGCACCTTTCTCTCTTTCTGGTTGAAGCCCTTCAACTGAGGGCCAGACTCAATTGCAGCACGAAATCAAAACCAGTGTCAAGTGCTACCTTCTTCGGTTGCCTGTCATCGCCTGGATGATGCCATGCCATATAAGAAACAAAGCCAATTTTCCTATCTCCCGCCATGTCCGATGCTGGGCAGCACGGCGGGCCTCTTCGTCAATCTCCTTTCTTCTCTTCTGGTTCTCAATCGCGTCTCGGATATGTGGTGGCCAACGAATAGGCCGTTTCACATTGGCGTGCCTCGAACGTGGTGCTTTTCGTTAAGCTGTCGCAGCACTTCGCGAGCTCGGCGAATAACTGTGTCGCACATATCATCGTAATATCCCCCGGACTCTCGAACAAAGTCTGCCGGGTCTTTGTAGGCGCACCCTCCGAGGTATTCGGTGGCAAGCACAATGCCAAGTTTGCTCGCTTCAACTACCGCGCTGAACCATGTGATGCGCCCCTCACGGATGTCTTCAACATCTTTTGGGTCGTGGAACTGCCCAACAGGATCAAGGTCCTCGGGAGCGGTGTAAAAACGGACGGTGAACCCGTCAACGATCTCTGTGTTGATAAGGGCGCTGGTCTTCATCTTCTTTCTCACTTTCTGATCTCCCCCGAGCACCATTGCCCGAGGACGAACTGCAAGTCTACCCATCAACCGGCTGGCCTGTCAACAGCACCTGCTTGACCATTTGCCACTGGACCCCCAGCCACGGCCAACGGGCCAGCGGTTCAGCCTTCACGCCTAGCTTGTGCACGTCCATCACCTGATCCCCGCTATAAACCAACAGCTCACCTGCCGCAGTCTTACCCGCAGGCGAGTACTGCACCACGACAAAGGTCGGACAGTGCATGTCCGCATGCTTCAGGTGAAAGGCGACCTGGTGCGGCGACAAGTTCACCTTGAACCCCCGCTTGACTACCTTGAGCTCGACCATCACAAACTCACCCGAACGCTTGAACGCGACCAGGCAATCAGGGATTCCGAGCCCGACCCTACTTTCGATTCGGGTTAAATGGCAGTCGGACGCTGAGAGGTTGTCTCTCAGCCGCCGATACAGGGCGCTTTCTGGCTTCGCTGGCATCTTCCCCTTCTCCTTCGCTTTCAGGCGCTCCTGGAGCCTCCTGGGGGCCTTCGGTGGCATCTTCAGCCGGATCAGCATCCGGCAGCTCTCGGACATCGACGCTTTCCCGTACCTGATCGGGCGTGATGTCGATGATCGGGCCGCCGTTGCCGCCGCCGTAAAGCTTCTTGATCTCCTCAAGCTTCCGCATGACCTCCTCCTTGCTCATGGAGTCGATCGTGCCGTGCCTGATCTCCTTGCGGTCGATGTAGATCGTTCCAAGGGCCTGGCCGCGCCTGTACTCAGCCTGGACGGCCGCACCGTACGCTCCCGCAGCCAGGGCCTGATCCCTGATCACTTGCAAGTCGCGCATGTGCCGCTCATACGTCGTCGCGTACTTCTCGCCCAGTTCCCGCCGCCGCTCTTGGATCGCAGCCACGATGTGCGGGCTCTTGTCCGGGTCGGTCAGCTCTCTTGCCCTGGTCCTTGCCCAAGTCTCGCTGTACCCTGCTCGCAAAGCCGCTTCCTTCAGGGTGACGTGGCCCTCTCCAGCAACAAACTCCTCGACAAACTTCCATTCCTGTGGGCTCAGTACCTTTGGTTTGACAACGGTGACAGGCCGGTTGATGCGCTCTTCAACACGATCATCCCGGCGACCTAACGACTTACCGGAGAGGAACTTCTTATCCTTTGACGACATCACCGGCCTCCCTACTCAGCAATCAGCTAACACGCCAGAAGCGCCAGCCATTACCTACCCGCCGACAGGCAAACCTATGGCCACTACGTTTACCGTAGGAGTACGCGGCCGCACGTGCGTTCTTCAGCCTGTCCTCTTCGGACACAACAAAGCTGTCACCGACCTCCATGAACCGGAACGGATAAACAGACCCAGACTGTCGGCCTTCAGGCAGCGGTACACCCTTCTCGATCTCGAACATCACCTTTCTCCTCTATGGCAACCCAGGCAGGATTGCCAGGGCAGGGCTGTATCCTACCTCAAAACAAAAGCCCGAAAAAGAAGAACTTTTTCCAGAAAAAAATATTTCTTTTTTCAACTACCTGCGCGCGCGCGATCCCCAGAAGAATTTCACCATTTTACCTACTGTAATGAAACGTATTGCTCTAACCCCTTGATTTTATTGATTCATTACGTCCATTACGGCATTACGTCATTTTTTAAAAATTTTCAAAACAAAAACACGATAGTAGCCAGATTTCTACTGTTTTGGCGTTTTTTGCCCGTGGCCCTTGATCCGTGGTCCTCGAACCCTCCAAAACGCGCGGGGCCCGGATGCCTACAACACCCGAGCCCCGCTTCCCGACCCACAAGAACCTCACCCTCAGTTGACATTCTCCCCCTCAAGGTATTTCCCTTGTAAGAGGCGGATCGCGTGTTCGACCTCAAGCAGATCACCAAACTCGATGGCAGAGATCTCGACGTCGCAGCCTCGTTCGAACAGTTCTGGCAAAACGGGACCCAAGTAGAGATGTTTCACGCCGTTGATGGTCAAGGTGACAAGGTGAACATACTTATCTTGGGCAGGTATACCGAGCAAATCCTTCAATCCTGATAGCACATTCTGGTTCATGATGAAGCTCCGTTGACAGGCCCTTTATTGTAGAGAGCGAGATCCAGCGATAGGCGGTCGATGAAATCCTCCTGTTCTTTTGCTTTGATCTGGAGCGATCTTACTTCAACTGCGAGCGCCTCCATCTGGATATTTTGGACCTCGATCCGTCGTCGGAGGGCGTTGATGTATTCGAGGAGTTCCTGGTCCGTGGTCCGTGAAGGGGGATCCTCTGTCGAATTCAGTGCGGGGCGCAGCATTTCAGTCTCCTGTCAATCGTCGTAGCCACGGGCGTGGGGGTAGCTGGTGACTGGCGTGGGCCGTGGTCGGTGGGGGGCGGCCTCGGCAGTCTCTTGTTTTGGCCGGGGCCTTTCTCTGTGTTCTTTGGGTTCCTTGTACATCACCTCCCAGAGGATATTTTTTGTCTTGCGGGTGCGGGAGAGTGCGCCTACGAGGTGGAGGGTGGAGAGGTGGTTGGCGGCGGTGTTGGTGGAGATGGCGAAGTGTTCGGCGACGTCGCGGGCCTGGAAGGGGCGTTTTCTGTCTTTGATGTAGTCCCAGATGCGTCGTGTCCTGTCCGGCAGTTCCATGGGCGCGTGGGCCGTGGTCGGCGTGAGCTCGAGGTCTTCTTTGGCAAAGAGCGGGATCCAGGATTCGGGAAGGTTTTCTCCGTCAAAACGGATCCTGCCGCTGGCCTTGTGGATCCAAAGGACGGGTTTCATGTGTTCTTCTCCCTGAGCCATGCCTCGATGGCCCGTGCGAAATCAAACCAGCCGCTGTCCTCTGCGCCGTACTCCTGATAGACGGCGTATCGGTCGTACAGGGCCTGCGTCTCTTCTTCCGTCAGCCCGACCCATTTATCCGGCTTTGGGCACTTGCAGGTGCTTGCTGTTCCAAGGCTCCATCGTTCGCCGCAGGCATTACACTGGCCGTAGAACATCGTTCTTCTCCTTCAGTTTTTCTTCGATGGCCCTTGCGAACGAAAAAGTTTCACTGCTGGCTGATGGCAATTCGTCTACTTCAATGTCGCAAATTTCTATCTCTGTTAGCCCGACCCATTGGCGCGGTGCTGCTGGAATGCCTATACTGACATTGCCGGTTACTGGATCAATCGTGATGCGGTCGTTAGCCACAGCAATATAAGGCGCCTGCTTCTCAGCCTGCTCGATGGCAGCGCGGAGGTTGTCCATCGCTCCGTCAATCTCACCCGGCAGAGCGATGGCATTCTCACCGACGCTGAGTTGATTGATTTGCTCCAGCACTTCCAGCGCCTGTCGCATTGCCTCGATGCTCATTTCTGTCTCCACAAAAACCGCAACGTCAGACCGTCAACAAAGTTCCGTTTGAACCTTGTTTCAGGTGCCCATGCGACGTAGCCGGTGATGATGCCGACTGCGTAGCCGATAAAAAAGGCTTCTGTCATTTCTCACCCCGTGCTTTTGCGATGGCAGCGCGGGAAACCTCGATAACATCAAAGCTATCGCCATCCATTTGGATGTAATCTGATCGCTCAAGGGCGCTCACAGCCATCATTAGCGCACTCAAAAGATCCGGCGCGGCGGCAAGCAAACGACCATTAGCCCCTTTTATGTCCTCCTCCATATCTTCGTACACGCTAGCAACCCACCAACCTCTGGGCGTCCAAATCTTGCCGCTGTCGTAACGCCACGGTCCCGGTGTATGACTCATATCTCCCCCTTTAGCACTTTGGCTGCGTGCAAGTAGTAGTTGTGCCGATCACCTACCTGCTCGTGCAGGCGCTCTAGTATCAGGATGCATCGATCACGCTCGTAGGCTGCAACACGCTCTGCAAAGCGCAT